CTAGGGTGTGGACACATTGTGGACACTCTTTCCACCATTAGCACCCTTCAGCGGGTTAAGCGAAATCGCGTCCTGCAGGTACTGAGGAGCGAAGTGCGCATAGACCATTGTCTGCGCAATTTTCGTATGACCTAAGATCCTCTGCAGTGTGATGATATTGCCCCCGTTAATCATAAAGTGCGTGGCGAAAGAGTGTCGTAGAGCATGTGTTGCTTGCCCCGCCGGTAAGTCGGGCTTAACTTCTTTGAGGATTCGCCTGAATTCAGCATAACTGGCGTCAGGAAACAGAAAGCCTCGTGTTTTGCCTACAACATAAGCCGCAACGTCATCAGAGATCGGGACCGTGCGCGGTGTGTTGGTTTTCGTCTTAACGAAAGACACCCGGTTATGAATCACGTTCTCCGCCTTCAACCGCGCAGCTTCTCCCCATCTTGCCCCGGTACTCAAAGACAAAACCGCAATTTTACGATTATCACCTGAGAGCGCAGCAAGTAAGGCGTCAATTTCCTCAAGAGTGAGATAGCCCGTTTCGGCTGTCTGCTCTTTCAGTTTTTTGAATCCCCTGAATGGATGCTCACCGTTATACAGTTCTGACTCAATCAGGGTTGTGAACATCCCACCTAGCGTGATCAGGTCGCGGTTGATGGTAGTTGGCTTAATACCTTCTCCCCGGCGTTGAGCACAATATTGCGTTATCAGGCTCTTGGTGATCTGGAAAGCGCACGGATTTCCGGTCATCGTTTCGAAACGCTCAATTTTCCTGAGATACGATTGACCGTGCTCCTCATGTTTACCTTTCAGTTTCCACCATAACTCTTTCAGTTCCGACAATTGGCGTTTGTCCGTTGGTTTTGAAAGCCATTCCTTTGAGTGATGGTTATATTGAGTATGCTTTTCAAAAGCCATCGCCTCGCTTTTCTTGTCGAACTTCCGACGGATGCGTTTTCCGTTACGCCCGGTCGGTCTAATGTCCACTTCATATCGACCATCATCGAGCTTTTTAACAGACATAAAGCCTCCCGATGATGTTACTGCGTACTTCAATTTCCTGATTTAAATAGCAAAAACTCACAGTGCATTTACTGCACAAATAAGCGCCATAAATAGTTAGCCAGTTTTCTGGTCTGAGTGGGATGACGTTGTTGTCTGCTGCCCAAAGTGCGCGAGAGCCGGTGCAATCTGCCCAGCTTCAGGTGATATCGTCTCTGTCATGAACCACATCGTATATTTTTTGAACTGAGGATGATTCAAAATCTTCATCACCGCCTGTATGCCCATATCTTTTACACCCTTCTCGTAACTCGAAAGAGAGCTGTATGGAACACCTGTTAAGTCACTGAATTCTTTCCTATTCATACGTTCCGACTCACGCATGATCGCTAGCTTTTCATTTACGGGTATCATCGTAATTAACACTCCACTATTGATAGAAAAACGATAACGGAGTAATCTTCAATTCGTTATCGCAAAACAATGGCTCCAATATGGCAATTAATAGCCATTAGGAGCAATTAAAACACTAACGAGGAATACTCACAAATGAATAGGGTCATTGATAGTGTGAGCGACGCCGTTCCATACCAGGAATTCGCGCGCCTTATTGGTAAAACACCCGCAGCCGTTAAAGGCATGATTGAGAAGGGCAAGCTGCCTGTAGTCGAGATGACTGATCCGCAGTCAACGAGTGGGCGCGCGGGGGAATATTGGGTTTATCTGCCTGCCTGGAACAAAGGAATGAAGATGGCTTATGACAGCCGTCCTAAAGAGATTCGCGATGGTTGGCTGATGTGGCTCGGATTAGGGGGGCCAGTATGAAGAATGAACCTCGTTGCATTGCACAGTTGCTTCGAAGAGAAAGCCCTAATCCGATTAACTTCACTATCACTCACGGTCGCGGACGCAAGGGCATCATCATCCGAACCCGTAAGACGGGTGTTATCGAGAAACTTCGTCGCTTGGTCAAAAAGAGAGGACTGTGGTTATGACGGTAATGACACTTGATGTGATCCAGAAACAACCAACAGCGCTTCGCGGTCTGGTCTGCAAGTATTTGGCTCAGCCTCGCTGGCAGGATACCTGTGATTTTTACAATCAGATGATGGAGCGGGAGCGTCTTACGGTTTGTTTCCACGCTCAATTAAAACAGCGCCACTCTGTTATGCGCTTAGAGGAAATGACCGAAGCCGATCGGGAGCGTCTTGTTTGTGCGCTTGATGAATTGAGAAATGCATTTGCCCGGCACCGCCAACTTGGCGCGTCAAAAGCAACTTTCATAAGCCGCCTGACCGTTAGTCAAAGGCGCTCATTGTATCTTCATGCGGGACTGACAGAGCAGGAGTTTATGATGCCGCACTGGCGTTTGAATGAAGAGGACTGTTATTGGCGTGAGAAACTTTTCAGGGCTTTGCGAGAGCTGTTTAGCCTTTTTGAGTACGCACCAACCATTTTAACCTCGGTAAAACCTGAGCAGTATTTACATTAATTAATCTGGATTCGATTTATTACGCGCCTTACAGCGTGGGGACTCCTTTTGTCCGGAGATAGGCAAATGCAAAAACAAAATACAGCGCAGCGGGGGATGTATTCGGCACATCTGGCGCAGGCAGTAAGCGAGGCACAGCGCGACATGGCGACCCGTTTCTCTTCTCAGTTTGATGGGCTTATCGCGTACATCAGTAAGTCAGAACTTAATCGCACCGAGATTATCGAGTTATTAGGCCAAGAGTCGGAAAAGTTACACAACTCAATTTTCGGTAGAGCTGGCTAACCGCTGCTAACAGGAGGCAAAAATGAGCTTACACATCGAGATTAATAACCAGTACGTCATCACCAGTGACCGCTATCAATTCATTTTGCAGGAGAGGAAGACCGCAACATCCGGGAAGAATAAAGGCAGGGATTGGCTGGACGTTGTCGGTTACTACCCGACTATCCCTAAGCTTATCTCAGGCCTGGTATTGCATGACCTTTTGACCAGCGATCTTATTGGCTTCTCAGCTTTGGAAGCTCGAATTGAACGCTTGGGGAAGCAATGTCTGGACGCCTTTAAATAGTATGTCCATCGAATCTCGGGGGCGTATTGCCCCCTCGCCACCACCACCATTTTTGAAGGGTACCAGTGATTCATTCGTTGGTGCTTATCCCTGGAATAACGTCACTAAAGAGGCCATTGGCCGCGACAGACCCCTTACACGTGCCGAACTCCGTCAGGTGCAAGGTGTTTTAAACCGGATTGACCGTCTGCCGTTTTTCCTGCAAACGCTGTTTACATCGCGTTATAACTTCATCCGCCGTAAAAAGAGCCCTTTAGGTGGGCTGTATTTCCTTAAAAACACGTTTGAGCGCAAGCTGCTGCCACGTCTTGAGCGTGTTAATGATCTATGCGGGATGAATGAATCCGGTTCGATTGGTTTTCTGTCAGCGCGGGATGAATATGCTCGCCTGCCAGATATGAACGACAAAGAGCTCAGGAAATTTGCCTCCAGAATAGCCTCTCAGCTCTGGAGCAGGTATGAAGAGTTAAGTGACGAATGGGCGCACGCTCACGGCGGCAAAGAAACCCTTTTCACTGATGAGGCGCAGGCGCATTTATACGGGAAGGTTGCCGGTGTAGCGCGCGCTTTCAACCTCACCCCGATGTACTGGAAAAAATACCGTAAGGGTCAGATAACGATCCGACAGGCATTTTCCGCTATTTCACGACTGATTAAAGATGAATGGTGGGTTAATCAGCTTAAGGCACAGCGGATGCGCTGGCGCGAGGCGCTGCTCATCGCTGCTGGTGAGGTAAACAAAGACCGTTCACCTTACGCAAGCAAAATGGCGATCCGCGATGTTCACGCGCGCCGCCTTGCTAATCTCGAATACCTTAAATCCTGCGAACTGGAAAACAAAGTCACTGGCGAACGTATCGACCTCATCAGTAAGGTCATGGGGAGTATTTCTAACCCTGAAATACGCCGCATGGAGCTGATGAACACTATCGCCGGGATTGAACGTTACGCGACCAGCGTTGGTGACGTGGGGATGTTTATCACGCTGACCACGCCATCGAAGTATCACCCGACCCGTCAGGTTGGCAAAGGTGAAAGCAAAACGGTGCAGCTCAATCATGGCTGGAACGAAACAGCATTCACACCCAAAGACGGCCAGCGCTATCTGTGCCGAATCTGGAGCCTTATGCGTACAGCTTTCAAAGATAACGATTTAGAGGTTTACGGGATGCGCGTTGTCGAACCACACCATGACGGCACGCCACACTGGCACATGATGCTGTTTTGCAAACCCGGTCAGCGTAAAGCCATTAACGAAATTATGCGTCGTTATGCCCTCAAAGAGGACGGACACGAAAAGGGCGCGGCAAAACAGCGCTTTGAGTCACGCCATCTTAATCAGGGCGGAGCGGCGGGTTATATCGCTAAATACATTGCAAAAAATATCGACGGTTACGCGCTCGACGGCCAGCTCGATAATGACACCGGCAAGCCTCTGAAAGATACGGCCGCAGCCGTCACCGCATGGGCGTCAACATGGCGTATCCCTCAGTTTAAACCGATTGGTCTTCCGACGATGGGCGCTTACCGCGAACTGCGCAAACTGCCGCGTGGGGTGAGTATTGCCTGCGAGTTTGACGACAGGGTCGAGGCCGCGCGAGCTGCAGCAGATGAGGGTGACTTTGAGCGGTACATCATCGCGCAGGGTGGGGCAAACATGCCGCGTGATGCTCAGGCCGTCAGGGTCGCCCGTAAGGTGACGGATGAGGTTAACGAGTACGAGGAAGATATCGAGAGGGTGGTCGGTATTTATGCCCCTCATCTCGGGGCTGACCGTGTCCATGTAACCCGTACAGCCGAATGGCGAATCGTTCCAAAGGTTTTGGCCGTTGAGCCTTTGACCTTAAAAAGCGGCTCTGCCGCGCCTCGGAGTCCTGTCAATAACTGTGGAAAGCTCACCGGCGGTGGCGATCCTGTTATGACCCCCACACCGTCTGAGCAAGCCGCAGCGGTGTTAAATCTGATTGAGCGTGGAGTTATCGGCTGGAATGAGCCGGACGTTGTGAAAGTGCTTAACGAGGCGTTAAAAGCTGGCACACCGCGCAAATATCGGCAGCAAAGAAGCAATGCGCCGCTCAAAACCAGCGAGCAAGCGCCATCAGCCAGGATGACAAAGCCCGAAAGGGATCGCGTCGCAAAAATTCGTTTCGATTTAGCTCAGGAGGGCATTACCCTGGAACGGTGGGAGCTCGACGCGCTGGCGCGTGGGGCAACGGTGATTCATGGCGATAAAAAATTCAAATACGCGGCTGCTGATGGGGGGGCCGGGATTTTCAATGCAATAGGAGAGTAGTGAGAAATAACCATCGCCTATGTAGCTACATCAGTTATCCGAAATCATATGCGATCACATCGGTAAACATGCCGACCACCACGGCGACCGTAAGAACAGCACCGGTGCTGAAACTCACTTTCATTTTGCGGAGGGGCTATGGCGGGTCATGACTTGGATTTTCAGGTGGTCTATCGGGGTAAGACCTTAGAGTATTACCGCCCCGGAGGGTGGGTTTTCTTCCAGCGGCCTAAAGAGTGCGGCGGCGGGTACTGGTTGGGGCGCACTTATGATGGCGTTTTTATGATTGAGTACAAGCGACCGGTATCGCTTAATGATGGTATGGACTTTCTAGCCTCAATGAAAAAAGTAGAGGCAAAAAGCGAGGAGTTTGACTCGAATTATTCGCTTTTTTAGCGGCGCATGCATCAGATGCATGAGTTTGCATTCGTTTTTGATTCCAGCGTTTGCCAGCCAGCACCAGCGCTGGCGCGGCTCGGGGCTCCTGATGCACCTGCATTAAAAGCGCCCCGTTAAGCGGGCAGGCGAGGCGGGGAAAGCATTGCGCGATAGAACTAAAAGCAATATATTAATTTATAAGTTTAAGTGAACCGTAAATTTTACTTAGGGATGAATGAAAATGATTAACGGCATTGGCCTGCAAAATTTTAGAAGCTTTGTGGATAAAACATTTATAGATCTCAAACCAATCACTGTATTTGTTGGAAAAAACAGTAGCGGCAAAAGCTCATTATTACGTACATTCCCTCTGCTGCGTCAATCTGTTGAAGAAAATACCACGGGTCCTATCCTTTGGTATGGACGTTTTGTAGACTTTGGTGACTTTACAGATGTATTGTCTCGAAATTCAGAGAATAAGGAGATTACTTTTAGTTTTTCGCTTTCGGTCCCGCCAGAAATTTCGCAAAGATACGCTTATTATCGATTTAATGATTCTGCCAAAACGGATACAAAGATTGAAACTGAATTGACAGTTTATTCTAAGGATAAAAAAACCAAGACAAAGAATATAAAATTAATTTTGGATGATGGTGTCATAACAATATCTCTTGACGACAATAGCAATGTGAAGTTGCAAATAGAATCTAAAGGAAGGACTTTAGAGCGTGAAGGTATTGTTGCTAGGAATCTTGGCCAGTTCATCCCTAGCCTGCATTCCAAGGGTAAAGAGGATTCGACAGTAACGTCGCCCACTTTCTTTTCGATAAGGCACCCTCGAGGTGACAGGGCTTTAGAGTTATCATTTATTGATGCGGCGTCGAAATCGATAAGGAGTTTTTTCCATATAAATTCAGATGTTAGTCAGATCACTGAATCATTTAAAAAAATCGGATTCGTGCCAAAAAAACATGCACATTCGCTTTTGAAATTCCTCTTCAAAGAACAAAAAATCTTCACTAAGAATCTCAAAGAACATAAAGATGATATTATGGATGAATTATATCCTTTTGTCATTGGTTGGAATATTAATAATATTATCGATATAATTAACACATCCTTATCAGATTCATTTAGAAATGTGAAATATATTGCGCCACTGCGTGCAACCTCAGAACGATTCTATCGCTTTCAAGATTTACAGGTAAATGAAATAGATCATACTGGGTCTAATTTAGCGATGCTCCTCAATTCATTAAGGCCAACAGATAAAGCAAAATTTGAAGAGTGGACCAAGACTAATTTCGATTTTATTATTAAAGTCGAGCAATCGGGTTCTCATTTCGCCATCCTAGTTAATACTGGTGACAATGCTGAAAACTATAATATAAGTGATATGGGGTTTGGTTATTCTCAAGTGCTACCTATCGTTGCTGCAATTTGGCTTGAAACGGAACGTAGAGCTAGTAGTCCGAGAAGACCTATTACGTTTATCATTGAGCAACCAGAACTTCATTTACATCCATCATATCAGCATAATTTGGCAAAGATATTTGCAAAAGTTGTTACTAAAGCAAAAGAGAATGAAATTGATCTAAAAATAATTTTTGAAACACATAGTCAAACAATGATTGAAGCTTTAGGTGAGTGCATTGAAGGTGAAGTGGGATTATCAGAAGATGATGTTTCAGTTTTAGTCTTTGAGAAAAATTCTAAGCAGCAGACCATCGTCAAAAAAACCTATTTTAACGAAGATGGTTACCTCCAGAACTGGCCCGTAGGTTTCTTTTCAGGTAGATAATGATGTTGATTAAAATTGAAAATGCGACTAAAGAGGATGTCCTCAATAAAGATTATATAATTTCAATTGAGAATATTCTGCGTTCATTTGCTGAAGAAAAGCATTTGCTAATCGCGCAAAGGGCTTTTTTTAAGAGTATAATTGAAGCTCAGGGTGATGTTTATAGTACATCTTCTAAGCATTTTGCTTCTGAAGCTTTATCTGGGTTGCTAGAGTACCATTCGATCATCAATCAAGTATCTTTTTATGTTTCTATAGATTTTTCAATTCGTGATAATTCATTTAGTTGGGTCGATTTGGGTGTAAGGTATAAGTTTGTCTGTGGCCCTTTATTCTTCAGTGACTCATCCCAACTACAGAAAACCAAAATAGTTTGTGAAAATCCCTTAGATTCTGATTTTTTTAAGATAGTTGCCAGTTTCTATGCTCAAAAAGAGTCATTGTCAGGGTGTTCAATAAATTTCATTGCGTTAAATGGTGGCGGTGGGAGTACAAAGGATGTTTTTGACCGGACCATACAAAATAACGAAATTGCGTTTTGCATAGTTGATAATGATAAGAAGCATCCTAGAGCTCCATTCGGAGGGACAAGTGCTCATTTTATCAAATCTAAAACCAATAAGTCAGGTTTAGTAGAGGTTTTAGATGTGCATGAAATCGAGTCGCTGGTACCTTTTGAGACAATTGAGAACGTACTATCTGATTTGAATTTGTTAGGTAAAAAACAAGAGTCGCTTGAGTTTTTTAAAAAAATATGTTCAATCGATGAGTCGGCAAAATTTTATTTTGATCATAAGAAAGGATTTGATTTGAAAACTGCTTTGGAACTTGATAATGCTCATGGGGATTATTGGCGTCCAATCTTGAAAAAACTTAAAGATGATATTCAATGTGATTGCATTGACTCCAAAAAATGTGATTGTAAGCCTTCATGTTTGACTTATGATGGGTTCGGTGATGGTTTGCTTAGCAATACATTAAAACATATTAAACAAGGTAGTTTAAGGAGGTATAACCCTCCTTTGAGTCCAAAGCTATATGATAAATGGTATGCATTAGGTAAGAATTTCTTTAGCTGGAGTTGCGGGCCTTGTAAAAAATCAAGGCTGAGTTGAAGTTAAAGGCGGTGAGGGGTAACCTTCACCGCAAATTTTGTTTATTAGCGATGGACTAGTTGTCTTTGAATTTTCTAAAATGAGTATTTTGTGAATTCAACAATATCAATTCCGGCCCATTGATTTATTTCCTTAATTCTTTCCTGTAGTGCGCATAATTCATTGCGTACAAAAACTTTTGAGGCTTTCACAACATCCCCGAATCCACCTGAATTATTTGGCATTATTCCCATCATTTGAGGGGGGACACGATGGGCGCTCATTAGATCTTCAGCACTCACCTTTTTGATATTGAAAAAATCATCTTTTGTTGCGACTTCACTAAGTGGCACAATCTTGATGCCGTCCGGCTTACCATTGGGCGCGTAGAAAAACAGATTCTTAAAATTCCCGAGTCCTTTTGAATTACGCATCGCATCACGGAGCGATTCAACATCGGTGCTGCTTTGCGCGGCATCGGTGACGTACATGATGTACCCCGCGTGCGCGCCGTTCTGGTAATACTTGCGGCGAAACAGCGTGGCGGATTCATTCAGCCAGGCGGAATTAAGCGCACTCAGGTATTCAGGCATCCCGTAGAGCTCCTGATTGATATCGGGCTCAAGCAGGTGAAACACCGAGCCGGGCGCGAATTCGTGCGGTTGGGCGTGGTTGGACACGTACCAGTAAACGCCATCCTCGACACCACGTCGGGTGTATTTCGCCGGGCTGGTTTCCAGTTTCATGAGCTGCCCGGTTAAACTCATTCTTTTCTCAAGAAATGCGTTACCAAATACCAGATAATCGAGCACAAGGCGGCTGAAATCCTGACGCGACAAGAGCGGATGCGGAATGTAGGTGCTTGCCAGAATGTTACGTTTTACGTAAATCGGTGAGCTGTGGTGTACGGCGGCGCGCAGGCTTTTCGCCAGCCCCGAGAAGTTGACCGGTGGCTCGTACCACTTCCCGTTATGAATACATTCGACATAGTCGAGGATGTCGCGGCGATCCATGACGGCGGAGGGCTCACCAAAAGTGAACGCCTCAATCTGTTGCGGTTTTCTGACTGCCTGCGGGGTAGGTTTATGTTTTGCCATCTTAATAAATTTCCAGAATAGAGTTGGATTGCATTCCACTACCAGCGGAAAGCGGCTCGTTTAACAGGGCGTGCATGGTCGCCCACGCGATATCCGCGTGGCTGGCCTCTTCACTGCGGCTGGCTTCGTAGGTGGCGCTGCGGCCGCTGCTGGTCATGGTTTTGCGGATAGCCATAAATGACTGTGTGATGTCGGTTGCCCCGGCGTCGTATTCCAGACACCCGCGGCGAATGGTGTCTTTTGCTTTCAGCACCATTGCGGTTTTCATTTCCGGCGTGTAGCGGATGGCGCGCGCCGCCGGGAAGAATGAGCGTACGAGCTGGTAAACACCCTGGCCGATGCCGGTCGCATCGATGCCGATATAGTCGACGGTGTATTTCTGGGTCAGCGCCCGGATGGCCTCGGCCTGTGCGGCAAAGTCCATACCTTTCCACTGATGACGCTCAAGGATGCGGAACTTGCCACCGGCAACCAGCGGCGGAGCCAGTACCGCACACCCGGCGCTGTCGCCGGTGTGTGACGGATCATAGCCAATCCAGACCGGGCGCCAGTTAAACGGACGGTCGGCGAACGGCTCGAAGTCCTCCCATTCTTCCATCGCATCGACCATGCAGCGCTGCAGCTCCTCGAACGGGAATACCGATGCCTTATCGTCGACGAACTCGCACATAAACAGGTTACGGAAGTCATCCGCGCTGTTTTCCTGCTTAAGCTGGTCGAGGTTAAACAGGGTGCAGCCACCGGCAAGCGCGTCCTCAATGGTGACAATCTGCCGCCACTGTCCATCACCGCACAGCATTCCACCGGCAAGCGCCTGATGACTGATATCGATGTCGACACGTTCGTCGCGGTTACTGCGGCCACGGTTAAACAGCTCGCCTGACCAGAACGGGTAAGCGCCGTGCGCCAGCGTGGAAGGGGTTGAGAAATAGGTGGTGCGCAGGTGTGACTGCGAGGCCATGCCCGAGGCGACTTTGCGCAGCTTCTGGAAATTGGGGATCCAGAAAATTTCATCGACGTACAGGTCGCCGTTGTGGCTCTGCGCGGTGTTGGAATTGGTACCGAGGAAAATCAGCTCTGC